CACTATGTCAAGCTCCTCCAACTTAGGGGTTACAATTACGTCGCGCACATTCTTCCGCATGACGTGAAGGTGCGCGAACTCGGCACCGGGCGCTCGCGTTTCGAGGTGCTGGAACAGTTGGGGTTGGAGGTCACGCTCTGCCCCGATCATTCCGTCGCGGACGGCATCGCGGCGGTGCGGAGCCTTCTGCCCGATTGCTGGATTGACGAGGCGACGACGGAACAGGGCATGATCGCCATGAAGGCGTATCAATCGGCCCCGGCGGTGAACCTGGGGACGGCGCACGACCGGCCGCTCAAGAATTGGGCCGGGCACGCTGCCGACGCCTTCCGCTATCTCGCCGTGGGCATGGACCTCGCCCTGGGCTGGTCGAGCTCAGCCTCGACGTGGGGCGACAAGTTCAAGCAGTGGCGGATTCCCGGCCTCGCCTAGGGTCAAATCCCTACAACCCATTGACAATTGTTTATTTTAGGATCAAGGCGGTTGTCTCATGGCCGCCAACCCCTTCTCACCGGCCGATGGGCCTCCCGTCGACACGCTTTTCGAGAGCATCACGGCCGATGGCCGGAGCTCCGCGCCGGGCGAGGACCAGAACGATTACGCCAGCCGCGTCAGGGGGATGATAGACGACGCCAGGGAGTTCTGCGCCGAGGTGCTGATGCCCCGGCGGATCGCCGGCATCCAGCTATACCTCGGCATGATCCCCGAAATCGAGGGTGACGGGAAGAGTACCATCGTCAAAACCGAGGCCCGCGACACGATCTTGCAGATGTTGCCGGGTGTCATGCGGATCTTCACCGCTCAGGATGCGCCGACCAACTTCGTGCCCGGCTCCGAAGCCTCTGCGCCGATGGCTGAACAGGCCAACGATTATGTGCAATACGTTCTGATGCACGACAACAATGGCTATATGCTGTTGCAGGACGTTTTCAAGGACGCCATGATCAAGTCCCTCGGCGCGGTGCGCTGGTGGACCGACGAGCAGAACGATCCGGTCGAGGAGCAGTACCGGGGGCTCACCATCGAGCAGCGTCAGTTCGTGATCTCCCAGGGCGGCGTCGAGCTCGTCAACGAAGACATGAAGCCGACGACCGGGCCGCAGGGCGAGCTCGTACCGTCGTTCAACCTCGTCATCCGGCGCACCAAGCGAGCCCGCGCGCATCGCTGCATCGCCGTGCCGCCGGACGAGATCCGGATCTCGCGCCACGCGACCAGCGTGAAAGACGCCGCGCTGATCGGACAGGAACGCTTCGCGACGCAGTCGGAGCTCGTCAAGAAGGGCGTGCCGCGCGATCTCATTGTGCAGCATCGCGACTTCTCGGGCGGCGACATGCGCTTCACCGAAGAAAGAATGCTCCGCAACCCCGGATCGGACTCGCCTTTCGGGCGCGATTCGATGGAGCCGGTCGTTCGCTACGGCGAATACTGGTGCCGCGTGGACAAGGACGACGATGGCATTGCAGAGCTCAGGCACATCTGCACGATAGGCGACGATGCAATCATTATCATGGATGAGGTCGCGGCCCGTCCGAAGATGGCGCTGTGTTGCTGCGATCCGGAACCGCATTCGATTGTGGGCCACTCGATTTCGGAGCTCGTTTTCGATCTTCAGGTGATCGGCTCGAATCTTCTGCGCGGTGCGCTCGATTCGCTCGCCGGCTCGATGTACCCCAGGATTTGGGGCGTGGAAAATCAGGTCAACTGGGACGACGTGATGAATTCCGCGATTGGCGCGCCCATTCGCGTGAAGAATCCGCAGGCCATTGGCAACTTCTCGCAGGAATTCGTCGGCAACGACGCTTTCGGCATGATGGATAGGCTTGACGCTCTACGTATGGCACGTACAGGCGTCACGCCGCAGTCTCAGGGTCTCGATCCGAAGGCGTTGCAGTCCACGACCATGAAGGGCGTGGACATGATCATCCAGGGCGCGACGGAGCGCATCGAGCTCGTCTGCCGCACTATGGCCTCGACCTTCATGGTCGACTTCATGGCCGGTCTCTTGCAGGAAGTGACCGACAACCCCGCTCCGGAGCGCGTCATCGAGCTCAGGGGTGCGTATGTGCCGGTCAACCCATCGCAGTTCGACGCCACGATGCGCTGCGTGCCCAATCCCGCTATGGGGCGCGGATCGGACAGCGACCGCTACGCGATGCTCAATCTCGTTCTCGCCAAGCAGGAAGCGGCGATGCAACAGTTAGGGCCGCTCAACCCGATGGTGACGCCGCTCGAATGGCGCAACTGCCTTGAAGACATCATGAAGATCGCCGGGATGCGCAATTGCTCGCGCTACTTCAAGGCGATCACGCCGGAGGCGATGAAGCAGTTTCAAGAGATGCTTCAGGCCAAGGAAGATCCCAACATGGTCCTGGCCCGCGCCGAAGCCGACAAGGTCCGCGCTCAAGTGGTCAAGACGCTCGCCGACGCGCGCGTGCAGACCGAGGGCATGGGCTTGGAAGACGACCGCAAGCGCGACGAATTCGAAGGCAACCAGATGCTCAAGGCCGCCGAGATCGATGCGCGCTACGGCGCGGCGGTCGACACGGCATCGATCAAGGCGTTGTGGACGGCACCGCGTATTCCTCCTGCCCCCGATGGTGACATGACGGGTGGTCCGACAGAGGGAATGCCTGGGATGCCGCCGGAGGCCGGCGTGACCATGCCGCCGGCCTCCGGTCAGCCTACGCCGTCATTGCCGAAACGATCCGCGCTGGGGCATGAGCCGCCGGCGCTTGAAGACGGGGCGAACTTGAATGCAGCACCAGCCGGACTTTTGGGGCCATAAGGAGCGCGCCGAGGAGGCGCGTTCGATTCTCGGCTCGCCGATCTACGGTCTGGCGGTCGAAGAGCTCCGCGCGACCTATCGGCGCGAGCTCGAATCCTTGCAGATCGGCTCGCCCAACGTCGTCGTCGTTCACGCGAAGCTCAAGGTACTGGACGAGGTTTCCGGCGCGCTTGAGCACTACGTCACCGAAAACAGCTTCCGCGAGGCTCGCAAGGCATGAGTGATTCATCCCCCGGCATGATGAGTACAGACGGACTCAACGACGCGACCGATGCCTTCTCGGCGGCGATGGATGCCGAGACGCCGACGCGGTCGAAGCGCTCGACGGAAAAGGAAGCGACGCCGAAACAGGCCCTCGATGACGTGTTCCCGCAGCGGAACATGGATCGCTCCGAGAAGGAAGGCGGCGAGGATGCCGATCCGCCGCCGCGTGTCGATGAGAGCGAGGATGACGAGCCGGCGGACGACGACGTTGAAGGTGATGAGGAGGAGGAGATCGAGGAGGAGGCCGATGAAGAGGACGAGCCTCAACAAGCCGGTCAGATCGATCTTGAGCAGATTATCAAAACAACCATCGACGGGGAGGAGGTTGAGCTCCCCCTGGGCGAAGCGATTCGCTCCGGAATGCGTGAGAAGACATTTCATAAGTATCTCTCGCAGTTGGATCTGGCGGTCCGCGAAACGAACCAACAGCGCCAAAACCTCACGCTCCACTACCAACAGCACCTCCAAGAGGTCCAAGAGTTCGAAACATGGATGAACCAACTTATCCCGCAACCGGATTGGCCGACGCTGTTTCGCGCCGATCCCACGCGCGCCATGACGCTCAAGGTCGAGTACGACGAGATGCAGGAGAAGCGCGAGGGCGTTCGCGCCTATCTTGCGACGATCCAAGAGAGGCAGCGCGTCGAACAGATGCGGCAGCTTCACAATTTTGCCAATGCGAACCGCGCGCAACTCGCGGCTGGTCATCCCGAATGGAAGGATGAGAAGACTTGGCGGCGCGATCACGACTCCATGCGGCGCACCGCCCAATCGGCTGGCTATTCGGACGAGGAGGTCGCTCAACTCTATGACGCTAGAGCGGTCACTGTCCTGAACTGGGCCTCAAAATATCTGAGGATGATGGCAGCCAAACCCAAGCCCGTGAAGCAAGGTTTCACACCCGGAAAACGGAACGGCGCTACCCCGCAAAGGAATGTGTCGCGCTCGTTGGATAGGGCTGAGCGTCGATTCAGCCGTGGCGATTCGAGAGGTGATCTCGAAGCCACATTCGAACGAATGCTAGACAAAGGGTAACGCGCAATGGCTATGGTGACGAATGCCTTCACCACATATCGAGCTCAGGGGAATCGAGAAGATCTCAGCAATTCCATATACAACCTAGATCCCTTCGATACTCCTGTCGTGTCGATGGCTGGCCGACGCACCGTCAAGGCGCGTCAGTTCGATTGGCAGACCGAGAATCTGCCGACTGTCGATATCAACAATGCCCGCGAGGAAGGCTTTCTTCTCGCGGCCCGTGCCGGCACGCCGACCGTGCGCCGGTCGAACGTCACGCAGATCAGTTCGCGTGACGCAACCGTGTCGGGTTCGCAGGAGGCGAGTGACGCGGCGGGAAAAAACGGCGAGCTTGCGCACCAGATGGCGATGCAGTCGAAAGTCCTGAAGTCGGACATGGAGTCGATTGCGTGTTCGCGTCAGGAGCGTGTCGACGGTAACGATACGGGGCCGCTCGCGCGCCGGACGGAATCGCTGGCTCATCAGATCGCGCGCGGTGTCGGTCGCACCATCAATGGTGTGCCGGGTGTTGCCGGCGATGCCGTTGCTGTCGTCAAGGCCGGCATTCCGGCACTGGCGACGGATGCCTGGGCCGCAGTCGCGGGTGCGTCGCAAGTGGCTTTCACCGAGAAGCTGATCGGTGACGCCATGGAAAAAGCCTACGCGCAAGGGGCTGAACCTACGAAGCTCGTTGTTCCTGCGCCAATTAAAAGAACGGTCTCGACTTTCCAAGGTCGGTCGAGCTCGCAAGTCATGGTCGGTAAGACGGAAGTCGTTGCCGTCGTGGACGTGATCGCAACGGACTTCGGTCGTATCACGGCGCTCGCCTCGCGCTGGTTGCCTGCGGATCTCGCGTTGCAGTTGGATCCGGAATATGTCGCGATTGGCTTTTTCAGAACCTTCAGGCAGTACCCAATTGCGAAGGTCGGCGATGCCGAGACGCGCATGATCCTGGTCGAGTGGGGCGTCGAGTGCCGCAATCCGATGGCCCACATCGTCTACAACGGCGTGAAGCAGGGATCGGTGATCGGCGGACCATGATTCACTGACGCACTCCCCGAAGCGTTGCGCGTCAGCGAAGCGCGGCGGATTCTTCTTACCGGGAATCCGCCGTCGTCTCTCAGGAGAGAGTCATGGCCTCTTATCGTTATTCATCGTGGCCCGGTGTGCTTGAGCGGCGGATTCACGTCGAAGGTCCGTACTCGTTCGTGCAGGAAACCGTCCAGGCGTTCGATCCGGCGCTCGCGGCGCAGAACCGCGCTCTCGGCGAGGCGCAGGATCCGCGCGGGTCCGTGCGTCTCCTCGCGCGCGGCGTGCCGGTCGCCGTCTATGAGCAATCCGTTCGCGAGGAATGGGACGAAGCGCGCTGGACGCGCTGGCTTGAAGATCCCGACAATGCAGCCTTCCGCGTTTCGAGGGAGCGACTCTGATGGCCGGCATGTCGGTGCCCTCGGGCTTCTTTGGTGGCTCCGGCCTCTCCGGGGCCTCGACAGCCGGCTTCGTCGGCGGCCAGATGAATCCGGACACGACGGCGGCCGTGACGAACGCCAAGGGTGATCTCACGGCTTACGATCCGGCCAAGATGGCGATGACGCTGTCGGAGGATGCCTACACGCCGAAGCAGCCGCAGACGCAGGCCATCGCCGGCTATGATTCAAGCGGCATCCCGTCATGGCAATCCAACTGGCTTCAGAACGGCGGCCAGGGCACGCTGAAGATGCCGGAGGCTGGTGTGACCGGAGACGTGCAGACCTCGGCCAAGGGCGAGCTCTTCAAGCCGCCGACGCCGATTGCGCCGATCCCGCCGCCGGTCAAGAAGGTGACGACACCGGCGAAGACGACGACGACAGCGCCGAAGACGACGACAGCGGCGGCTGGGCCAGGGCTGACGATGGTGCCGCAGGGGAACAACAATTCGCCGGTTCTCGCCGTCAACGATCAATGGAATTTCCAGGCCGGCACGTCGATGCCCGTTGCGTCGGCTCCTCTCGGCAGCAACGGCAACGGCGGCGGCCAAGCGCCGGTCTTCACCGATGGCAAGGGCAACTTCTTCTTCGATCAGGCCGGGACGAAGCCGGTGCCGGCCGGGGCGGCGCAGCAATTCAAGATGATGCTGCAATCGCAGGGGCACATTTAGATGACTGCGCTCACCGACTTCTACGCGACGGTCCGCGCCTGGGTGGACGACGTGAATCCGTCCGATGCGCTGATCGAGTCGTGGATCCGTCTCGCAGAGGAGCGGATCAACAACGAGCTCCGCTCGCTGGAACAGGTCGTGCGCGACTATGCGACCTTCGATGACAACTGCGCCGTCTACCCGCCGGACTGGCTTGAAAACGTCTATGTCAAGATGCAGGGCGGCCGGACGTTTCTCTACATCACGCCTCACGCTTACTGGGACATGGCGGCAGAGCCGCAGACGGTTCTGCAAGTGGTCGATCCGACTGCACCGAAGCCCTATCCCGGCGCGGGCGGCCAGATGGTTTACACGACCATCGGCAACACGCTGTTCATTCTGCCAAACATCAATCCGGAGCTCCTGACCAAGATCGAGATCGCGTACTTCCGCAAGATCGTACCCCTTGGCGATACCCTCGATCCGGTCTTCGCGCGCTATCCCTCGATCCTTCTCAACTGCACGCTGGCCGCCGCAGCGCCCTACCTCATCGAGGACGAGCGCTTGCAGACCTTCGCGACGCTGGCGACTGCCGGCATCGCCAAGGCAAACGACGCTTCTCAGAATGCGCGCTGGTCCGGATCGCCGCTCACCCCTGTTGTGAGGGGATTTGGCTGATGGGCTATCGGTATGGCGAGCACCGCTACTCTGAGGGCCTTTACTCCCGCTGGCCGGATTGGTGGCACGGCAAGGACTGCGCCAATGACGAGTGGGCCGAAAGCGCCTGCACGCCGGAGCCGTGGGCTCCCGTCGAGCTCAAGCCGGACACCTGGGGGCCGGTGACGCCGGCAGCGGGCGCATGGGGCGCGGCCGATCCGGTAGCGACGCCGTGGCACAGAGCGAAGGGGTTGCCGCTTGGCTGATCCGCGCACCCCGTTCCTGGGCCTGACCAAGCCTATCGTCAACGATGAGGCCGGCGAAGATCTTTGGGGCGAAAAGCTCAACGTCAATTTCGATCTTCTCGACACTTTCGCGTCGAAGCAGGGCGCGCTGGTCGAAGCGCCGCAGGACAACAAGGTCTACGGGCGCGGCACGCCGGAGGCGTGGATCGAGTCCATCGACAAGATCACCTTCGATGCGCTCTCGACAAAGGTGACGCAGAACACCGATGAGATCAGCGCCGTCGAGAACGTCAATCTCAATCAGGATACGGCGATCAACGGCAAGGCCCCCCTCGGTCCTAGCGACGGTGCGATCTACGGCTGGAAGGGGACCGGCTGGTATCAGGTCTCCGGCTCCGGCGGCATGACCGTCGATTGGGGACAGATCACCGGCAAGCCCCCGACCTATCCGCCGACGCTGCCGATCCCCTCTTCGGGTGTGACGGGTCTCGACGCGGCGCAGGCGGCGCAGGACTCGGCCATTGCGGCGAATGTGACGGCGATCAACGGCAAGGAGCCGGCGATTGCGACAGGCAATCCAGCCTTTGTCTGGCATGGCGACAAGACGTGGAAGGCAGAGTCGCCGTTCCCCGAAGCACCCGCCGATGGACAGCTTTACTCGCGCAAAGGATCCACAGCCTCTTGGATCGTCGCGTCGGCCGGAGCCGTCGTCGCCGACACGCCGCCGACTGGAGTCCCGATCTCGACCATCTGGTGGAATTCATCGTCGGGTGGATTGTTCATCAACTACCTCGATCCATCGGGACCGCCGGCGCAGTGGGTGATGGTGAATGCGGCCGGGATGCCGGAAGCGAATAAGGATGGAAAGCCTTACGCAAGAAAGGACGGCGGCTGGTTCGATCTGACGGCGACGCTTGCGGCGTACATCGATCAAGGCGAGCTGAACACGGCGCTCGCCGGTTATCTGCCGCTGACCGGCGGCGTGCTTTCAGGGCAGCTTTTAGTTACCTCTCAATCGGCGGCCGCTAATTCGTTGCTGGCGGTTGTCTGGGCCAGTACGACGCGCTGCTATCTGTCAGCGGAGTACGGCATCAATTCGACCCCCGCTGGAGCGAGCGCGAACGGCCTGCTTGCCAACGCGACGGGCTCGGGTGCAGGTGTCATCGCGTATATGCCGGGCGGCACCTACTACGGTGCGTGCGGCTACGCCAGCTACGGCCTCTACACGAACTACCTCGCTTATGCGGCGACTGGCTATCGCGGCGGCGATATCTACGTCAATTCGACCATCCAGACGGTCAACGGCGTCGGCATCTTCGGTGGCACCAACACGACGGCGTCGAGCGCGAACTGCAACATCACGACCGGCGGCGGACTTTATCGCTCCACGGCTTCGACGCGCGCGATCAAGAAAGACATCGAGCCGATGTGGACCGATGTCGCCGACAAGGTGCTCTCGATCAAGACCTACTGGCACCGTTACCGGATCGAGTTGAAGGAGCCTGAGCACTTCTCGGTCTATTCGCTGATGGCCGAGGAAGTCGCCGCCGCCGATCCGCGCTTCGCGAATTGGGACCGCGCCATCCGTTACGACGCTGATGGCAAGCCGAAAAAGAAGTACCGGCAAGAGGAGCACCCCGATCCCGACGATCCGATGAAGCGCATCATGATCGAGATGGAAGATGGCTTCGAATTGGAGGAGGAAGAGACACCGCAGCACATCAACTGGAACGCCATCGTCACCAGCCTTCTGAACGTCGTGCAGCGCCAGGAGGCGCGCATTCAAGCGTTGGAGGCCAAAGTTGGCGTATGACTTCCCGGCCTCCCCGACGAACGGCCAGATCGTCACCTTCGGCTCCACGGCATGGCAGTGGAACGGAACCGCATGGCTGATGCAGTCGGGGAACGTCGGCCCTGCGGGGCCGGCCGGCGCAGACGGGGCACCGGGCGCGCAGGGACCGGCGGGACCGACAGGGCCAGCCGGGCCTGTCGGAGAAGCCCCAAACGACGGACAACAGTACGCGAGGCAGTCGCTCGCGTGGTCCCCCTTCACCATCCCCGCGCCTGCGCCGCAAGTCGGCCTCGTGGACGTTGGCGACACGCCGCCGGCCTCGCCGCTCGACCGCCAGCAATTCTGGAAGTCCGACGACGGGACGATGTGGCTGCGCTACAACGACGGCACCGGGCCGCCGCAGTGGGTGCAGACGAACGCGCAGCCGACGCCCGCGAGCGTGATCACAGAACAGTTCATCGATCTGTCGGGTGCGGCGACGATGGACATTCAGGTGCCGTCTTGGGCGAAGGGCGTTGATCTGGAAATCTCGGCATTTGTGGCGAATGGAACGTATGTCGCCATGCGTCTGTCGGTGGATGGCACGACGTTCCTTGCCGGGGCGAGCGATTACCGTCTTGCCGGTCCAGAGCATTTCACGGGCACGGCGGGCTACACGAAAGTCGATTTGACTCCGGTAAGCGAGTTGCAGCTTTCCCTTGGTAACGTTGACGCCACTCTTCCAATCTTGTCATCAGCGCAACTCACCCTCGTGCGTCCGAATAATCAAATTCATTTTTCGATGAAGCATTACGTCAAGACCATCGGTACGGCGTCCACACTTAACTACACGACATGGTGGGGGCATCAATTTCTGACAGCAGCGGCAGCCGGATCGGCGCTCGCGATCAAGGCGCTGCGGCTCTACTGCGGCAGCGGTGCCGCGTTCACTGCGGGCGCATGGGTCAACGTAAAATGGATCGGTCCCAGTGCGGTGATCCAGACCGGCACCGCCATTGCCGATGCCCCCTCCGATGGATGCGAGTACACGCGCGTTAACGGCCTGTGGCGCAAGAAGAGCCAGACGCTCGTTCTCGATGGCATTGTGGCACCGGCCGGCGGCGCGAACGCGACGGTGCCTGTCGGTGCGCGGGCCGTGAAATTCAATGGACAAATGTCGTGGAACGCAAGCGCCAACGCCCTCAGTGCGACGATGCGTTGGTCCGCCGACGGCACGACGTTCGTCGCCGGGGCGGCGGACTACGGCTATTCCGGCAACTATTTCGGCAGCGTCGCCGGTACGTCAATGCTGCCGAATACGAGCGCATCTTACTGCCTCTTGTGTACGAGCGGCACCGTCGCGAACTTCCCGGTGAAATTCATGGGGCACCTCAATCTTGCGCGAACCGTCATGACGCAACTTTTTCATGGGCAGGTTTACGGCACCTCGTTCCAAAGCGCGAACCACTATCAGGATTTGATCCAGTTCTGGTCAGGCGGCGGGCCGTTCGCGGCGCTCACGCAGATCAAGGCGCTGCAATTCGGCAATCACGCTAACCCCGGCACGTTATCGGACAGCTACGTCGATCTTGAGTGGGTGTACTGAGATGGCGTTCGATTTCCCCTCATCGCCCACCATCGGCACGGTCAGCAACGGCTTCGTCTACAACGGCATGGGATGGAGCGGCGGCCCGGTGCCTGCGGCGGGACAGCCGACAGAACAGTTCTTCGATGTGGGCGGCCTGACGAGCATTGATATTGACGTGCCGACGTGGGCGAAGATGGCGACCATCGAGGGCGTTCTTTGGCCGTCGAGCGGGACAGCCTATTGCGGCTTGCAAGTTTCCATGGACGGCACGACGTTCTACGCCGGTACGAGCTATCAGCTTATCGGCGGTATTTCGCACAACGTCACGGGCGGCTACACCACGCAGACGGCTGGCGCTGCGCCGATCCTCTATGTCACCTATCCGAAAACCAACCTCAACATTCCGCAGATTTGCACTGCGAACATGAACCTTGAAGTCGTGTCGGGAAACCAGCTTATCGCGCTGCGCTCCGAGATGCAGGGATACGACAATTCGACCGGGGCATCACAGTACATCTGGCAGGGCTATCTTAACGTCGTCGTTGTTCCGGCGCGCGTCAAGAAGTTGCGTTTTTTGATCCAGCCGACAGGGCAACCGGCGTGGCCGGCGGCGTCGTTCCTCAAGATCAAATGGGGTGGCACCAGCGCGACGATCCCGCAATCGAACGCGATCCCCGACAGCCCGCAGGACGGAGGCGAGTACGTCAGGGTCAACGGTGTATGGCGGCTGAAGAGTCAGAGCTTCGCGCCGACAGGGACGCAGAACATCAACGTGCCTCTCAATGCACGCTTCATGAAACTGCGCGGCGCGTTCTACCACAGCGCCACTTCCACAAATCAAATGCGCTTGAGCATCGACGGTACGACCTTCGCAGCCGGTGCGACGGATTACACATATAGCGGTAACTACTTCTATTCCGGGTCAGCGGCCATAACCAAGCAGCCGCCGCTTACGGCGTCGGCTCTTACGTTGTCGCAGACCACCGACACGATTTCAATTCCGATCACCATCGATCTGACCCTGTCGCTGACGAAGAGTACCGTACAGACATTCGGAGGCATGTTGCGTAGCATGGGCTATCACTCCTCTGTGACTGCGTACCATACCGAGTTATCGTTTGCGTTCTATACAAGCAGTTCATGGGCCACCGCAGCGACGGCGTTGAAGGCGGTGCAGCTTTTTCCGTCAGCGGGAACATGGCTGGCACAGACGGTCATCGACGTGGAATGGGTGTATTGATGCAAGAGGGCCTTACCATCAGGGAGGCGTACATGAGTGATCCCTCGGCCTATCAGCCGGGGACGCGACCGTTGCCGCAAACCACATTGCAGTTCGCCGGCCATGCAGCCGAGAATGTCGTGTCGGGTTTGAGCGGTCGCTCCCCGTACATGCTGGGCATTGTGGTGCTCAATGTGCTTGGCATAGCGGCGGCAATCTATTTTTTGAATATTTTGATTACGGGTCAGCAAAAACATTTAGCCAATCTGCTTGAGGTGCAGGACAAGCAGCAAACGGAATTGATCACGCTGCACAAGCAGGAGTTCGACGCGCTGTTGAACATGATCCCGCGCGGCAGCGATGCGCCGGCAGCCGTGCAACTGCCGCCGCCGGTTGCGCCGATTGACCGTCCGCTCACGCCGCCACCAGCGGGGAGGAGATAGCCATGTCAGCCATGATTTTTGTCGTCGTGATCGCCGTCGTGTGTGGCATCGGCTATTGGATCATCGACGCGATCCCCGTACCGCAGCCGATCAACCGCTGGGCCAAGATCCTGATCGTCGTGATCGCTGCCATCCTATTGATCGGGGTGTTGCTCAACCTCGCGGGGGTGTCGATACCGCGATGATACCGGGAGACGATGAGGTGAGACGAGTCGGCTACGGCATGGTGGTTATCAGCGCGTTCATCGCCGCGCTCGTCATCTATGCGATCTGGACGAACATGGGAGCGGCGCAATGAAAGCAAACTATCAGGAGTGCTTCAGCCACGTCATCGGTAGCGAAGGCGGCTTTCAGTGCGATCCGGAGGACAAAGGCAATTGGACCGGATGCGCCTGCTACAAGGGCGTCAACAAAGGCACGAACTGGGGCATCAGCGCGTGTGCTTACCCCGACCTCGACATTCGCAATCTGAAGCAGGAAGACGCCGAAGAGATTTACCACAAGGACTATTGGACGAAGTGCTGGGGCGACTCGCTGCCGTGGGGAGTCGATCTGCCCACGTTCGACGGCGGCGTGAACTCCGGTGTGTCGAGGGGAGTGAAGTGGCTGCAACAGGCGGTCGGCGCGATTCAGGACGGCGTCATGGGTCCACAGACGATGGCCGCCGTCGAGGTCGCCGACGACCACACCACTGTCGACCGCATGTGCGATGCGCGGCTCGCTTACCTCAAGGGCCTCTCGACGTGGGACACCTACGGCAAGGGGTGGACTAACCGGATCGCGGATGTTCGCGCGACTGCGCATAAGATGGTGGACGACCATGTCGGCGAAGCGCCGCCGGCAGGCGAGCCCGTCGTACAGGTCATTGTCGTCGCGCCGCCCGGTGTCCGCGTCGAGGTGCAAGTGACGGAAGGCGGCGTTTCATAGGCCCGCAGGGCGCGCTCGTATTCGAGCCGGATGGCTGTGATCGAACAGTTGGATTGGAGGATGGACATGGCACGCAAGAAACCCGGATCGCTCCGGTCCCTCTCTCGCAGCATCGAGAAAAACCTTGATGACGAATACCTGGGGAGCTCGCAGCGATATACCAGTACCAACGAGAACCAGAGCGATTTGCTCCCCTCTCGCCCTCCTGCCGCGCGTGCTCCCGCAGCGCGGTCGAAGCCCTCGGCGGCACCGGCTCCTCGACGGACTGCGCCGTTGCCGCCGAGACGGCCTCGCCCGACGCCTGGGCCGAGGAATCCGGAGCCTGGGCCGGGTGGACCGCCGGACTATCCGATTGAGCCGACATGGCCGAAGGATGTGCCGTTCATCCCCGGCACGCCGCCCCTTCAGATGCCGCAGTTCGATCCGATGGGGAATCCGACCGGCCCGATGGCTCCGCCGGCCCCCGGCTCCTCGACGCAGGGTTATCCGGGCCTGCCGCAGCCGACCGACATGATCCCGCCCATGACCGGGCCGGGCTCTGACCGTATGTCGGCGGCTGTCGGACCGACGCAGCTTGGTGGACTGGGGAGCCTTCCCGAAGGTCAGTCGGCCTTTTCGACGCTTTTGGGGAACGTTCAGGACCGTTTCAACAATCCGATGGCGTCTCCGATCACGCCGCCGGGTGGAGGGGTGCCTGCGGGGGCCGCTGGCGGCCCTGTCATGCCGCCGCCTCAGACAGGACCGGGATCGGATCGAACGCCGCCACCGGGCCTCCTAGGCAGTCTGGGAGGCATTCCTGACTTTCTGAAGCGC